GGCGGGCTGTTCGCCTTCGACAACGGCAAGCCGGTCCTCGACTTCAAGGGCGGGACGCAGCGCGGCTTCATCTGCCACCAGCAGAACGGCTACGGCGTCCCGGCGAAGGATCGCAGCGGCAAACTCGACATGATCGAAGCGCCGGACCTTGGAGCGATCCTGAAGAAAATTCAGGACGGGCCGCGCGTCGACACGCCGACATACAGCGCGCCAGCCGCAACTTGATGTTGGTCAAGGTTAGTAATTTGCGGCCAACTTTATCCACAATTAACTTTAGGTAAGACAAGGAGCCTCTTGCAATGATGGATTTCAGCGGACACGCGGGCCAAACCTCTGATTTTGACTTACTTCCCAAGGGTTTGCTTGTATGGGCAAATCTTAATGTTAGGGGTCTGAAGACCTCGGCAACTCCAAGCCGGTATTTGGACGTGGAGCTGACCGTGGATCAGGGGCAGCCCTACGCGGGACGGAAGCTGTGGGACGTTATCGGCGATCCGTATTTCAACGGAAACACCGAGGGCTTCCGCAAGATGGGAACCATCGCGATCACGCGCATCCTCGAATGTGGCGGCGCGGGGCCGAACAATCCGGCGGGCTATCAGCTGCCGCCTGCACCTGAGGGCTATCAGGCGCTGGACGGACGGCGGGTCGCCATCAAGGTCGGGATCGAAGCAGGAAAGGACGGCCATGACGACAAGAACAGGGTAGCGGAATGGCTCACTCCGAACCCCGCCAGCCAATCGGGCTATAAAGGCTTCGAGCGGCTGTCCAAGGGTGATCATGGTCTTCAGCAGCCGACCGGGGGCGGTGCTGCGAACGGCTTTGGTGGTGCTGCCGCAGCTCCTGCTGCGACAGGCGGGTTCGGCAATCAGGGCGGGCATGCCGCCCAGCAATCCGGGTTCGGCAACGGTTCGGGTTTTGGTCAGCCCCCGGCGGCGAGCGCGGGTCAGTCGGGGGCGAACGGTGCGGAGACTGCGGCGGCGACCCAAGGCAATGCGCCTGTGTCGTCCCCTTCTAGCGGACAGCAGACTTCAGGCGGCTGGTTAGAGCAGGCGAACGCACCCAAGCAGTAAAGGTTAGAGCGGGTGCCACATCAAGCGCGGGTCCGGGAGGGGGCCGAGTATCAACGGGCGGCGGCAGAATACGCCGCCCATCAGGAAGAAGGCTCAATAACGACAATGATGCGGCTGGCGTTGGAAGGCGTCAGTCCGCAGATCAGGCAGCTCGCAGCCCATTGGCTGAAGCGCATGGTCGGTGTTGTCGTCGTTGAGGATGAGGCAAGTCATGCAGTTGAGGCCGCGCCAGCGGGTCTTCGTTGACAAGTCGGTTGCCGCGCTCGAGCAGCGCGGCAACACCCTCGGGGTCGCACCGACAGGGGCGGGAAAGACCGTCATGCTGTCGGCGACCGCCGGGGCGATCCTGAACCAAGGCGGCTCAGGGATCATCCTGCAGCACCGCGACGAGTTGGTGACGCAGAACCGGGCAACCTTCGAGAAGGTCAACCCGCGCCGGTCGACGGGGCTGTTCACAGCCGACCGCAAGGAATGGGGATATGACTGCACCTTTGCGATGGTCGCGACGCTGGCGAACCAACGCAACCTGGACGGCATGCCGCCGGTCGACTTCCTCGGCATTGACGAAGGCCACCACGCGGTCGCGCCGTCCTACCTGAAAATCATCGACACCCAGCGGAAGCGGAACCCGAACGTCAAGCTGTTCCTAGTGACGGCGACGCCGGGCCGCGGTGACGGGCGAGCGCTCCGCGCCGTGGTCGACAACGTGTCCGACCAAATCAGCCTGAAGGAGCTGATCGAAGCCCGGCTGCTGGTGCGTCCGCGCACCCTCGTCGTCGACATTGGCGTTCAAGGCGAGCTGGCGGGCGTCCGCAAGACCGTCAACGACTTCGACATGACCGCCGTTGAAGCGATCATGGACAAGCAGGTTCTGAACGATCGCATCGTTGCCGAGTGGGCGAAGGTCGCTGGCGAGCGGCAGACCGTCATCTTCTGTTCGACTGTGGCTCACGCGCAGCACGTCGCAGAGACGTTCCGGCAGATGGGCTATCGCGCCGCCTGCGTCGAAGGGAACATGACGACACAGGAGCGCCGCGCGACCCTCGACGCCTATGATCGCGGGGATCTACAAATTATCACGAACGTCGCGGTTCTGACGGAAGGCTGGGATCATCAGCCGACGAGCTGCGTCATCCTGCTGCGGCCCAGCTCCTACAAGTCGACCATGATCCAGATGATCGGGCGCGGGCTCCGCAAGGTTGAGCCGAGCCGCTATCCGGGCGTCGTCAAAGACGATTGTATCGTCATGGACTTCGGCACGTCGATCCTGACGCACGGCTCTATCGAACAGGACATCGACCTAGAGGGCAACGGGATCAAGGATTGCCCTGAGTGCGCCGCCTCGGTCCCGGCGCAGATGCGCGAGTGTGCAATCTGCGGCTACGAATGGCCGCGCGATCCGGTCGACCCGCTGGCGGCCGGCGGTGAAGGTGGCGAGGGCGGAGCGAAGCAGCGCTCCGAGCTTACCGAATTCATCCTCACCGAAGTCGACCTGCTGGCAGACAGCCCGTTCCGCTATGAAACGCTGTTCGAAGGGTTGGTGTCGATGGCTTCGGGCATCGACGCATGGGCGGCAGTGATCGCCTATCGCGGCTACTGGCATGCAATCGGCGGCGGGAAAGACATCGGGCTGCTGCATCTTGCCGACAATGGCGACAGACTGTTGGCGATGGCAGCCGCAGACGACTTCCTTCGCGAGCATGGCGACGCGGACGCCGCGAAGAAGACGAAGCGCTGGCTGTCGGAGCCGCCGTCAGACAAGCAGCTGTCGATGCTGCGCCTGCAGCCGATGCAGGCGTTCGGCATGACCAAGTATAAGGCGACCTGCCTCATCCAGTGGAAGTGGAGCGAGCGGGCGATCAAGCGCATCCTCGAAGGCTCCGCGCAGAGGCTGGCGGCATGAGCAAGCCGCCGATGATGAACGGCCAGCGCGTGACCTGCTGCTATTGCAAGCGGCAGCTCGACCACCCAACGCCGGAACGCTGGACATCCCTGACGTGGGATCATGTGAAGCCGGAAAGCGACGGGGGCTATAAGCGCGTCTGCTGCTGCAAGAAGTGCAACTTCCTCAAAGACAACCTGCCGCCGGAAGATTGGTTTTGGTTCATCGGCACACATCCGCGCTGGTGGGCTGAATTCACGAACCCGTCCCAGGTGCGCCGCATCGTGCGCGAATTCCGCTTTGCTCAGGCTCACTCAGGGCAGCGGCCCTACCGGCTGATCCCGCGCAAAGAGCTGCCCCGCATGGGCAAATATCAGGGGAACCGATGATGAAAGATAGCTCAGAACAGGATGCGCTGAGGGAAGCGCTAACGAAGATTTCTGCTGGCTCAAAGCTCGGCATCGAAATGTTCGAAACGCGCGTCAGAGAGCGCAAGGGTCGCCTGACATGGTGGGCGGTGAATGTGCTGCAAGACCATCTCGCCGCGTGTCAGGGAACAGCCGACGCCGCACTCACCGCATCACCCAAAGGACAGGACCATGAGTGACCTGCTGGAATTAGCCGAACGCTGCGAGCAAGGCCACGCTGACTATCAGCGAACGCTTCTGTCTGACGCGGCCTATGCTGTGTTTGGCGACGAAGCTGACCATCGCGACGATCCAGGATTTTGGCCCAAGGCTATCGACTTCACCGCCAAGTTGCGGGCCGAAGCCTATCTCGACGCAGCACTTACGCTGGTCCCGGATGGGTACGCGTGGACCGTAACGTCATTCGTTTCGCGAGGCCCGAGAGCCGAGGTTTATGACAGCAACGCGGTCGGCGGCGATAGCGATGCAGCGACCCCGGCGCTCGCTCTTGCTGCCGCCGCACTAAAGGCCCGCGCTTCTCAGGGACAGGACCATGAGTGACGACGCGAAGCGCCGGAAGATCAAGCAGCTCCGCGCGCTGGCGGAGTCGACCACCTTTCCGGCCGAAGCGGCGAGCGCACGGGCGAAGGCGGACAAGCTCGAAGCCGAGCTGCCGAAGTCTGAGCCGAAGCCGCAGCAATCGCCGTGGCTGGATGGGTTGGCGCTAGCCCAGCAGCAGGCACAGGGACAGTATATCGACCCTCACCAATTCGGCTCCTTCGGCGACTACATGAACGCGCGGATGGATCAGTATTGGCAGGCGCAGTTTGACGCCATGATGGGGCGCAGAAGATGATCCGCCGCCCGCGCCGCGAAGACCCGTCGCGCCCGTGGCTGGCGTTCGGGGTCAACCCGCCACAGCCGCCGCGGTGCGATGGGTGCGGCGCTCCGAACGCCTGCTTTGGCATTGGTCCGCCGCTGCGATCGCGCGTCAGCCGCTACTGCGGGACGTGCAACGAGCTTCAGCCTGAGACGCAAGCGGCGCTGGCGCAGCGGGCTCGAGAAGCGATTGGGGAGGAATGACGTGGAACATGTTTTCTATGAGTGTGACGGCATCAGCTGCAGGGATCGCGGACACTGCGTCTATTGCGAAGGCGGGCTGGCTTACTGCACCGTCTGCAAGAAAGGCGAAGGCGAGCTAGAGAAAATTTGTCCGGGGGCATTGTCTGAAATAGCGACAGACAATAGCAACGAACGCCCGATGACGCAGACGATGGACTTCACGCCGCGCCCGAGCGCGGCTTTTGCTTCGGCCTTCGAGGAGCTGCTTGACAAGGCGATGCAGGCGGAGAACGCAGCGCAGCCGCCGCGCGAATATATCGGCGGCTCCCGGCTGGGCGAGGAATGTCTTCGCAAGCTCGGCTTCGAATTCCACAAGGTTCCGAAAGACGAGCCGTTCGAAGGCCGGACTCTCCGCATCTTCGAGCGCGGCCACAGCGGCGAAGACCTGATGGCGCGGCGCCTGCGGCTCGCTGGCTTCGACCTTCTCACCGAGCGCCCGGACGGCAAGCAATTCGAATTCATGACGGCAGGCGGACGCATCGGCGGCCACCTGGACGGGGTTGTGAGAGGCGGCCCGGCGCAACTGATCCTCGGCAGCCTGACGTTCCCGCTCCGCTATCCGTGCCTGTGGGAGAACAAGATACTCGGCGACAAGGGGTTCAAAGACCTTGTTCGCAAGGGGCTGCGCGCTTCGAAGTGGGTCTATTTCGTCCAGATGCAGCTCTACATGGCGTATCTGCAGCTGGCCGATTGGCCGGGGTTGTTCACTGCGGAGAACGGAAACACTGGCGAGATATATGCGGAGCTGATCCCGTTCGACGCCGCCGTTGCTCAGGAGGCGAGCGACAAGGGCGTTCGCGTCGTCACGTCAACCGAGCCTGAAGACCTTCCGCGCGTTGCCACCAAGTCGACCGACTACCGCTGCAAGTTCTGCGACTACGCCGCCCGCTGCTGGGCAAGTGAGCATGCCCGCATAGCCGCCGGGATGGACGAAAAGACGTGGAGCTTCGGCACCCGTGGCTAGAGACTTGCTGGCCCAGCTCGAGGGCTACATCAACGAACCATACCGGATGGAAGAAGTGATAGAGGCGGCGCGCACATTGCAGCCGCCCTTCCTCTGCCGCGAAGTGGTGCAGGCGAGCGGGCTGCCGCGCATGGTCGTTCACACACGGCTGACGCGGCTGGTGAAGAAGGGCGTCCTCACCCGCTGCAAGGCGATGATGACGGTCCCCGGCGCGTTCGGTCCCTACACCAAAGCCTGCTACCTCTATTCGTGGGCGAAGCGGTGAAGCTGCAACTGCGCCCCGTTAGCTTTGCCGAAGCGAGCGCCTTCGTGGCCGAGCATCATCGCCACCACGTTCCGCCGCAGGGACACAAATTCAGCATCGGGGTCGAGCGCGAAGGCGAGCTGGTTGGCGTCGCCATCGTGGGCCGCCCGGTCGCTCGCTGGCGCGATGACGGCTTGACGCTCGAAGTCACCCGGCTCTGCACGGACGGCACAAAGAACGCCTGTTCGATGCTCTACGGAGCCGCCCAACGGGCCGCTTTCGCGATGGGCTATCAGCGCGTTGGAACCTACCTGCTTGCCAGCGAGAACGGCGCGTCTGTCCGGGCTGCGGGCTGGCGCTGGATCGCCGCCGTGAAAGGGCGCAGCTGGTCGCGGCCAAAGCGCGATCGCACCGACAAGCACCCAACCGAGGACAAGAACCTGTTCGGCGTGGGGGCGTGGCAATGAGCGGCCCCGTCCTGCCGGTCCCGGCGAACCTGCAGCTCTATGATCCGCAGCAAGTCGAAGCCTATCTGAAGCTGCTGTTCCGGCACGTCGACTTCGAGCCGGGCCAAGTCATCAGCCTGCTGGGGATCGGCGAGAAAGGAACGACCCAGGAGGGGAAGTTTCGCGAGCGCAAGATCATCCCGCCCGCGTTCATGGGCGCAGCTCATGACAGCCTGAAGCGCTGGGCGCAGTGGCACGTCGCCGGGTTCATCGTTCCCGCCGTCCTGTCCGGCGACGCTGCGAAGGATGAGAAGGCGACCGTCGACCGGGTTCACAGCCTGACGGCGATCATCCTCGACATCGACAGCGGCAACACCGAGGAGAAGCGCAGCTACGCTCAGTCGGCGCTGGGGCAGCCGAGCCTGATTGTCGCATCCGGCGGCAAGACGGACGCCGGGACGAAGAAGCTCCATCTGTATTGGCTGCTGAACGAGCCGAGCGAGGAAGTGGAGCGCGTCGCTGCGCTCAGGAAGAAGCTGGCGCAGAAGATCGGCGGCGACGCCAGCTTTGGCCGGGCGACCCAAGTGGTTCGAATTCCCGGCACCGTTCACGCCAAGAACGGCAAGGCGGCCCGCTGCGAAATCGTGGCGAAGGCCGATGTCGACTATAACTTGGACGACCTCGCCGAGATTATCGAAGATATGCGCCCGATGGCTGGCGTGGAGCCGGTCAAGCCTGAGCCGGCGCCGGGCGTCATGGACTTCACGCCGAACTTCGACACGGCGACGGCGGCGCTTCATCGTGACATCCACGAAGGCGGCGAAGACCTTCACCGCTGGGGCGAATTCTCGAAGGTCGCTGGCTTCCAGATCAGCGAAGCTCGAGCCGGGCGCATTGGCCTAGACCAAGCGTTCATCAACACCCACGGCTGGATGCTGCAGCACATGGTCCCGGCTTGGCCGGATGATCGCATGCAGCGCGAGTTTCAGGCGCTGGTGAAGGTCGACATCACGAAGCACGGCCCGTTCCCGACAACGATGGTCGAAGTGGCGCAGGCACAACCCGCAGCTCAGGGATCATTCGAGCCGACGCCCGCCACCTTCCCGCTGCCGACGACAATCCCGCCGCGACCGTGGCTGCTGGGGCGCTGGCTGATGCGCGGCAAGGTGACGGCGATGATCGCGCCGGGCGGCATCGGCAAGTCGAGCCTGACGGTCGCCATGTCCCTGTCGCTGGCTTCCGGCCGGGAGCTGCTGGGCAAGACCGTCTATGGCGGCCCGCTTCGCTGCTGGCTGTGGAACTTGGAGGATGACGGCGACAGCCTCGCCCGCCAACGTGTCGCTGCTGCGATCCACCACGGGCTGAAGGTTGAAGACGTAACGGGTCGCCTCTACGTCGACAGCGGCCCGGACGGGGCGCAGCTCTGCACGGCAGTCGAAGACCGGAACGGCTTCATGATTGTCGAGCCGGTCATGGAGAACATCAAGCAAGCGATCCTGAAGCGCGGCATCGACTGCCTCATCATCGACCCGTTCGTGTCCTCGCACCGCGTCAGCGAGAACGACAACAACAAGATCGACGCCGTAGCGAAGGCGTGGGCGAGGATCGCCGTCGAGTGCAACTGTGCGATCGTCCTCGTCCATCATTCGAAGAAGCTCGGCGGCGAGGAAGTCACAGCCGACGCAGCTCGCGGAGCCGGTGCGCTGGTCAACGCCGCCCGTATCGCTCTCGTCCTCAATCGGATGAGCCCTGAGCAGGCGGAAATGTTCCAGCTCGATCCGTCGAAGCACCGCAGCTACGTCAGCGTCGGCGACGATAAGCACAACCTGGCTCCCCCCGACGCGGCCGATTGGTTCCAGCTGGTGAGCGTGGAGCTGGGCAACGGGAACGAAGTGCATGAGGCGGACAGCGTTGGCGTCGTCGCGCCGTGGCAGCCGCCCCGCGCGCTGGACGGCATCGACCTAGACCATCTGTTCCGCATCCAGAAGGTTCTGAGCTCAGGCGATTACTTCCTAGATCCGCAGTCGAAGCAGTGGGCTGGCGATGTCATCGCGAACGTCCTGAAGATCGACGCGACCGAAGCGCCGTCGAAGCGCCGCATCGTCCAGCTGTTGAAGCTGTGGATCGACAACGGGACGCTGCGAACCGAGCCGCGCCCCAACGAACAGCGGAAGATGAAGAAAGCCGTCACCGCCGGGCGCTGGGTGCTGGACCCGTCCACGGCCCACCTGATCCTCAAGCAAAACACTCTGTCTGAAATGGAGACTGACAATGGCTGATGAAGCCGACCGAGCGCAAGCGCTCGAAGAAACGGAGCGCAACGCGATGATCGCCAGCGCTCGAGCCGCGCCCTTCATCCCCGGCGAGCCCGGCGAGTGCGAGCGGTGCGGCGAAGACATGCCCCGCCTCGTCAGCGGGCTTTGCGCCCCGTGCCGCGATGGCCGGAACCGATTTGCAATCAGGAGAACGAACCCATGAGACACGCAGTCAACACAAGAGCCAAGGCCGCGATGGTCAAAAACGCGGACGCGATCAGCTGCAACGACAACCTGAAGCGGGCGCGAGCGGAGCGCGAAAGTCATGACCTGAAGCGCGCGATCAACGCAGCAATCGACCGGCAGGCTCGCCGTTGGCGCATCCGTTTCGATCAGGCGCAGGCGCTGCTGCTGGACCGGAAGGCAATCGCGTGAGCGCTGTAGTCACGCGCACCGCCACGCAGGAGCGGCATGCGATCACTGCCTACATCCGGCAGCGCATCGCGTCAGTCGCGAAGCTCGCCAAGCATGGGCGGCTCACCGAAGCCGATGCCTACCGGCTGCGCCGTTGGCTGGGGGCTCTCGCCGACGACATCGACGCGCAGCTGTATGACGACCTGCCCGCAGAGGCGGACAGCTGATGGCGAGCCGCGCGCTGATTGTCCCGCCGTCTCCGCTAGAGCGCTTCGCTGCCAAGTGCAGGTTCGATGCAACCACGGGATGCGTCCTGTGGGCCGGTGGCAAGTCGAACGGACAAGGCAACAGCGCGACCTATGGCGTCTTCAAGGATGGCGGCAGGCGTTGGTTCGCCCATCGCTGGGCCGCCGTCCACATCCACGGGCTGAACATCGACGGGCTCCAGGTGGATCATTGCTGCGGCGATGACATCGGCAGACCCGCGCCGAACACTCTCTGCGTCCAGCATCTGCAAGCCGTCACGCTGCTTGAGAACCTTCAGCTGCGCTGGGGACGGCGACTGTGGGGCTGGGACGAGTGGCGCGATCCAGAGCCGGTCGAGCCGGACCCTGACGCCCTGCCCTTCCATCTGCCGCCCGCGTGGCTGCGCCCCTTCCTGAAACTCGAGCCGAGGGATTGCCCGTTCTGATGACAGAGCCGTTCACCGTCAGCGTTCGCGGAACGCCTAGAGGCAAGGCCCGGCCCCGCTTCGTCAACGGTCGCGTCGTCACCACGGCGAAGCCCAAGGAAAAGCTGTGGCGGTTGGCGGTCGAGCGCGCCGCTTTCGCTGCCGCGGTAGGGCGTGGCGATCCCATGCCACTGTTCACGACAGCGGTTCGGGTCGACATGATTTTCACGTTTGAGCCGCCCGCCTCGGGGCGCGATCGGCTGGGCCAGCCGCACACTCAGAAGCCGGACAAGGACAATCTCGAAAAGCTGGTGCTTGATGCGCTGGTGAAGGCCCGCGTGTTGGCTGATGACAGCCTAGCGGCGGCGGGAGAGCCGCTGAAACTATGGGGCGAGCGAGCCGGTGTCGCCGTTGTTGTTACCGAGCTGGCGACCCGGCCCGCTCAAGCCCCTACGGGCGCAGCAGGTGGCGACGCTCCCGATTGGCTGACCGGAAGCTGAAGCCGTTCCCCTGTCCCTGCCGCCCCCGCACCCGAAGCGCGGCCATGACAATCATAGAGACGAGAATGAAGGCGAGCATTGCGCTCAGTCCGTAGACCAACACCGCGTCCCGGTGCGCGTTCGCCTGCTCGACGCAGTGGTTATCCATGAAGGTCATCGGGCAGTCGGCCGCCGCTGTCTTCGCCATGCGATAGGCAACCAGCGTGATCCCGGCGATCCCGAATGTCCCCGTGCAGAAGATCAATGCTCTCATTGTGCTTACCTTTCGTTAGTGGCCGGGCTGCATAACGCGAGCCCGGCCGATTGTTCAAGTTGAAGCCGTTGGTTTCGTCTCAAGATGTCCGGCGCCTCACGGCATAGGCGCCCAACATGAGCCCCAGGAACAGGAGCCACAGCAGCAAAGGGGGCGGGAGTGTCATCGTTCCTCCGGTCCTTCGTGGAAGCGGATCAGGTCGTAGAGGTCTGCCAGCGCGACCGGGCCCATTTCAGCCATGAAATCGTCAATGGTGCGAACCTGACGCGCGGTCAGATAGTCGCGATCCTTGAGCCGATACAGGCAGCTTTCGATGACTTCGATTTTTTCGTCTTCGGTCATATCATCAGGCTCCGTTGTCCGGCGCGGTCGAACGCTGCGCTCTTACCTGCCAGCTCGAACAGCTGCGCTAGTGCCTCGCCCTCGGTCGGGGCAAGCTGGGTGCGCTGCTCGAACATCGACAGCTGATGGCCTTCGAGCGGAAACCGCCGGTCGAGCTTGCGGCACTCGCCGCAGCCGCAAAGGGTTTCGTGGGTCATGCCAGCCTCACCAACTCGGCCAGAATGAACGCTGCCGCCGGGTCTTCTACCCGGTCGCACAACTCCTCAAGCTGCGCGAGCTTGGCCGCCCTCTCTAGATCGTTGCCGGACTGCCGCCCGTGGGGATCGCCCATCCGGGCCCTCTGTGTGTCGATTTGCAATCGTTCGTAGTCGTACACGTCTCTCTCCTTCGATGTCCGCGACTGTCGCGGTGATTGGGGCGGCTCTGACCACGCCCCGCACATCGCGACAGGACGCGCTAGGCGGCCCGTACAGCGGCTTCGGGCAGTTCGAGCTGTCCGATGAGGCTTGGAGCGTTGGCGCTCACCAGCGCCTCTGAGAGCGGCGGACAGACGCTATTCCCGCACTTGGCTACCTGCGCCGTCTTGGTCATCGGGTTCCCGTGCGCGTCGCGGTCGATGATGTAGGTCGGCGGGAAGCCCTGAGCGTTGAACAGCTCGCGCGGCGTCAGCATCCGCATCCCGATGTCTACAATCACGTAGTCTTCGCCGCCGATGTTCACCGTGACGAGGGTGAAGCGATCCTTCGTCGTGACAGTGCCCAGCGGTTCGATGACATCATGCGCGCCGTCTTCGTTGCCGTAATACTTCAGCAGGAAGGCGCGGACCTCGGCAACGTGGTTGCCGCCGCTGGTGAGCGTTGGCGCTGGCTCATCGACCGGCTGGCCGTGGGCGCATGTCCCGCGCATCTTCATCAGGTGCGATGTGCAGACCGCCTGATGCGGCCCTTTGGTTGCGATGGTCGAAACCGGCTCCTCGCAGCTGTGGCCGGGGTTCACCGTCCCGTTGGGGTTGGTGTTGAACTGCGCCAGCATGGCGGTCACTAGGCCGTGGTTGTTCCGCTGGGCGCAGACAGTGTGTAGCGGCGCTTCAACGTCGACAGCGCGCGGCTCCTGCCCTTCGCGCTCACCGTTGCCGCATCGGATCATCGTTGCGCCTACCACGCAGTTTTGATCCTTGCTGTTCGCGCAGATGGTGTGGTGCGGGTCTTCGATGTTGCGATTGCCCCCACCCTGCTGCGCGTAGCTGCTGAAGGGTGCCAGCACGGCGTCGACGCGGCCGAGCGGCGCAGCTCCGCCGGGGCGCTTGATGAAGCTGTTCGCCGTGACTGTCGGCACTGGCTCGTCTGCAGCGCTGCCAATCGCGCCAGAGCGGAACTTGGTGACATGGGGCACAATCACCGCATGCTCGCCGCCCTTGCTCGTCGTTGTCGTTCTCAGGGGCAGGTCAATCTGTCGGGCTTCGTTGCCGCCACCGCCCCAGCTCTTGACCGGCGAAATAAATGGCATTGCCACCGCCAGCTCGCCGCGATTGGCTCCCGTGACAGTCGAAAGCGGCTCATCCCCGCTGTAGCATCGCGCGTCGTTCCCCTGATGCGTCAGAGGCACGATGAACGGACTGGGGTTGTTGACGACAAACTTCATGATGCCGTGAGCGATGCGCCTCAGGGTCTTCTCCGCCAGCGGGCGCTCCCGCTCGAAGATGGACGGGCAAGGGATCGACCAATCAATGATGTCGGCAGCTGTGCGCCACGGCTTCAGCTCGCCGCGCTCCACAGCAGGCGTTCCCGGCTTGCCGTGCGTCGGCTTCGGCCAAACGATCGGTTGCCCGTCACAGCGCGCAATCATGAAAAAGCGCTTCCGAATGGTCGGCGCGCCGTAGTCGCAGGCGCGCAGCTCTTTCCACTGGATCTTGTAGCCCTCCTTGCGGAGTTGCGCTGTCCACTCGCGGAACGTCTCGCCAGCGCGCTCCTTGATGGGCTGCCCTTCGTCGTCCAGCGGGCCCCATGTCCTGAACTCCTCCACGTTCTCTAGCAGGATCAGGGACGGCCTGACGCGCTGGGCCCACAGCACAACGACCCACGCTAGGTCACGAATAGACTTCTCGCGGGGCTTGCCGCCCTTCGCCTTGCTGAAGTGCTTACAGTCGGGGCTGAACCATGCCAGCTCGACAGGCTTTCCGCCCGTGACCTCGACCGGATCAATTTGCCAGATGTTGTTTCGAATGTGCTTGGTGCTGGGGTGGTTCGCCTCGTGCATGCGGATTGCTTCGTCATCGTGGTTGATGGCGATGTCGACGGCGCGACCCAGCGCGGCTTCGATGCCGGTGCTGGCGCCGCCGCCACCTGCGAAGTTGTCAACGATCAGGCCGGGCCCGGCGTTCAAGGCGGTCGCGGCTGTGGTGTCGAATAGGTTCATGTTCATTGGTTGGGTTCCCTTCAGCGTGAGAAGATGCGGCTCAGGATCGGCTGGGCGTCGCGCCAAGCCTTCGAGCCTTCGACGGGAAGCGAGCGGAAATGGCCGCTGTAGCGAGCGCTCGGCAGGCCGCCGGCGCGGTGGATGCGGGGCGGCTGGTGGAGACGGCCAAGCCGCTCCACCTTCATTCCGTTGCGAGTGTGGAAGCGGGCAGTCATGCTTCGCCCTGCGCTTCTGCCCAACTCTCGCGGTCGGGAGTGTCCACGGGGTCGCGGTCGCTGTCGTTCAGCAGTTCTAGCGCCTCGACTAGCTCAGGGATGGTGAAGCAGGCTTTGGAGCGGTCGAAGTCGCTTTCAGGGTCATCCTTGCTGAAGACCGTCAGGCCCAACACGGGCTTGCCCATCATCCAGCCGTAAGAGATTTCAGCGAGTATCGAACGGTTGGCGAGCAGGCGATATTGCCATGTCTCGTCCGTGACGATGTTCTTGCCCCTAAGGCGCTTCAGCTGATCGCTAGTCAGCCATTCGATGTGGAGCGGTGTCGAGCAGTAGAGGCCGACTTTGTTGGCTGCCTCCATCGTCTCGCGCTTGAAGTCTCGGTAATCGAACATTCGGTCTTCTCCTGTGTTGGCCGTTGTCTACGGCTGGCTGTCGCCATCGTCGGCCCGCTGTCGCACTCAGCGGGCTCTCGGGGCGTCAGTCGGCGAGCGCGTCTTTCCGAGTGAAGCGGGGCAGGAAGCAGCCGGTTAGCTGTCCGCCGGTCGGGCTGCTGTCGTCGCGGTCTAGGTGCCGCGCGATGCCGAAGGCGTCGTGAGCGAAGTTGTTGTCATCCGCTTCGAGCATGCGCTGAAGGTCCAGCGGCGTGTCGCTGTTCTGCACGGCGCAGAAGTCCATGACCCAATCGGAGCGGCTACGGCGCTCGTCGCGGGTCAGGTGCAGCCCTTCGAGCTGCTGAACGCGGTCAACGACTTTGGCGATGGTGTCGATTTCGTCGGTCTTGAAGTTGATGCGTGGCATTGAATGTCTCCTTTTCGTCCAGGTGGTGTTCAGGGTCAGAGCGCTGCCCTCGCGTTCTCCATCGCACGGGCAGCCAGATCGAGCTGGCGAGCGAGCGGCAGCCGGTCGAAGTCATCGTCCAGCTGGACAGACTGCGCGGCGTAGCTGGGAGCTGCGGGCGAGCGAACGATGTGGCCGGGGCTGCGAAACAAGCGCTCCTGAGCCTCAGGCGTCAGATCGCTAGCGACTTCGAGCTTGGGCGGCTCTAGCGGCGTCTGCCGGTCGTTCAGGAAGATGCAGAGCCCCTGCGTGTCGGTCGGGATATCAACGCGCTCGGCGCGCTTCGTCTGTTGACCGGGAAGCTGCCACAGCCCCAGCTCGCGTTCGTAATAGAGCTTCATTCGTCTTCTCCTTCTGTGTCCGCTGATGCGGTTAGGCGGGTCGCTCTCACCGGCCCGCCAGATCGCGTCAGATGATGACGGGGAGCTGCCGAGCGATCAGCGCTTCAGCGTCGGCCAATTCGACGCGCACGGACCATCCAGCGCGGCCACGGACGCCCAGCAGCGGCGGCTGAACCTTCGCGCACGGGATCAGCTGGCGGACAGGGATGTAGTCGGCTGCGTCAGGGTTCAGCTGCCACAGCGACCCTCGAAGGTGCGGCCCGTCTTCATCCGTGTGCATGGACAGCAGGACGCCATTGAGGCGCATGAAACCCTGACGGTCCCAAGCAAAGCGGTTTTCAGTCTGACCATTGAAGCGTGGATGAAGGCCCATCAGCGCGCCTCCTTGATCATGTCGTAGAGACGGGCAGTCTCTCCGATGGTCAGATCATCCAGCGCATCGACGAAGGCTTGGCAGGCAGCGATGTCGATGTCGGTCGCTTCATCCCGCAGCTTGTCGGCAGCATCGCGAACGGCGCGAGCTTTCTCAGGGTTGGTCTTCACAGTCTCTCTCCTTCTCAGTGCATCAAATGGAAATGGCGCAGCGCGGCTTGGATCAGCGCGACTGCAAGGATCATCAGGAAGAAAGGAGCATCGCGACGAACGCGGCTCCAAAGGGCTGCGCCACCGACAATCTGTAGGTGGCGCAAGGTGGCGCAGGGTGGCGCGGGATCGGCCCCGTCGCTTGCGCCACCTCCCTTATACCCCCCTTTAGGGGGGTAAGGGGTGGAGCAAAGTGGCGATGGGATGCGGGTGGCATCCTCAGGGGTGGCGCAGCTCATGCGTCTTCCCGGCGAAGCGCCGACAGGATGCGAGCCCGCTTGGCGGCTAGCTCACCCATGAAGACGCAAAGGCCGATGAGGCCGCCTAGAACGATGACAGTCTGGAACATATGCACTCCCGTTGTTGGACGTTGTCTGTTAACGTCGCCTGCGACGTAGCGACAAAGTGTCGGAAGGTCAACCAACACCATCAGACAGGGATCGGCAGCAATGGGACAGGAGCTAGCGAGGAGCGAAGGGCTTACCGAAATGCAGGAGCGGCTTGTGGCTGCGATGCTTAGGGGAGCCGATGCAGAGGCCGCGAAGGCAGAAGCCGGTTACTCACCTGAGAGTAGCGTCACGATCATCCTCGCCAGCCGTGCAGTGCAAAGAGCCCTCGAAGCTGGCTGCGATGCGAAGCTGAAAGGCGAGCTACGGCTGAAGGCGCTGAAGACGCTAGACGAGCTTCTGGACAAGTCGACGCCTGCTGCGACCCGCTTTCAGGCCGCCAAGTGGATCGCGGAGCGCTCCGAGACGGACAAGAAGGACGGCGACAAGCCGCTAGCCGAAATGGATGAGGCGGAGCTGATGGCGGTGATTGAGCGAGCCAAGCAGGCGAAAGACGCCGCGATGATCGACGTGACGCCCAAGAATGGGGCGCATCGCTAGAGCAGCACTCCGCTAGGTGGCTGTCTTCACAGCACAATCAGCGCGGCGCCCACTGTGTAGCTGACACAGCGGGCGCCCCTGTGGGGTGGCTGGGCCGCACCCCGGCCGTGGCCTTCTCACTCTCGCGCCCGCCCCCCGGCCACCACCCAGGAGCCGGCGCCGAAAGAACTATCGGGCGTCCGCACCAATTTTCAGTTTCGAAAACCCACTTCCCCCAACATGTAGCAACACGCATCAGACATTGCGTCGGACAACACCCAACGCTATACCAACCCGGCAACCAACGCGACGGAGCCTTAGCCGATGGCCGCACCTGACGACTTCCAAGGTTTCGCCGACATCCACAGCAACCCTGAGACGTTCGCTGTTGTCGTTCCTAGCGATGCTGCCGACCTCGCGAAGAAGCCCAAGGCGCTCTACTTCGGCGCTGCTGGCGACGTTGCCTTGGAAGGCGACGATGGCGTTGCTGCCACCTTCACCGTGATTGCTGGGCAGACGCTGAACGTCCGTCCCTCTCGAGTGCTAGCGACCGGGACAACCGTGGCCGCTGGCAAGATCATCGCTCTCTACTAAGCCGGGGCTGCTGAATGGACGAGACGACCGCGAAAGAGGTTTTTCAGCAGGCTGTCGATCAGATTTCGACTATCATCGACGCGCCGGGGACGGCCTCCCGTATGGAGGCGGCTGCTGCGAGCCTGCCCGCGATGCAAACGGCGGCCAGCGACGCGGCAGCTTCGGCTGACACGGCGGCCAACGCTGCAGCCGAAGCAGCTGCGAGCGCCACGGAAGCGGCTGCCTCTGCTGACAGCGTGGGGAGCGCGGCAGCGGATGCTGCGGATAGTGCAACAGCGGCAGCCAACTCGGCCTCAGAGGCGGCTGCGAGCGAAGCGACCGTAGCTGCCAGTGCGTTGACGGCGGCTGCGAACGCGGCGGCGGCTACAGGCACCGCGGCGCTTGCGACGCTTGCTGCACTTGCCCTGGTTGTTCCGGCGAACGGCATGGCTCGGATGTTGACGACATCCGGCAAAGAGGGCGTTTTCGTCTTCGACGGCAGCAACCTTTCGGCCAAGGTCGCGGCGGACCCGAACCACGGCATCTACCAACCTCCTGCTGCGGCGACCGGCCTAGCCACTGATGGATCTCAGGGCGCATGGCGTCGCGTCATAAACGGCGCGCCGATGAACCCCGAATGGTGGGGCGTCATTCGCGGTGCAAACGGCGGCCTGAACCGCGCGACGAATTCGGCGGCGTTTCAGGCGATGCTCACGACCCTCAGGGCGCGGTCTATCCCGCCTTCCGGCGTCTATCGGTCAATCGAGCCCATCAAGTTCCCGGCTGGCGACATTTACGAGTTCGCGGGCGACGACGACATCATGGACGCGGCCTGCCTTATCGAAGGCACTGGCCCGGCCTACACGGCGATGGGGACGAAGCTCGACTTCCCGGACCAGAAAAGCGGCTTCCGCATTCAGGGCTACAACACATCGGGCGACGTAACGACCGGGCGAAACGGGCAGAACGCGACCTGCACGACGCTCCGCAACATGTGGCTCAAGGGCGGCTACACGACTGCGGGCGGCGAGAGCGAGCATCATGGCGTTTGGATCAAGGCCGCGTTCGTCAATCTCGAAAACGTATGGGTCACTGATTTCCCCGGCGACGGCATCTATGCCAACGCTAGCGCTCCCGTCATCGCGGACACCTGCCGGATCACTGGCGGCGGCGCTGTCCGCAATCGGCGCGGTATCTTCGTTGACGGCGGCGACGTTAATGTTTGGCTTGTTCAGCAATTTCTCGCGGGGTCGAACCGGACCTGGGGCATCTTCGACAGCTCGTTCCTTGGGAACACCTATATCGCCTGTCAGACGCAGGCGAACGGCTGGGATGGCGCGATTGGCACGACCCCGACTGCCTGCACCTATCTCGGCAACCGCTACTCGGTAATCCCCGGTCAGGAAGTATGGTGCTCGACCAATTCGCCGACCGGGACCACGGCGCACAATCAGGGCTGGCACTACATCAGCGCGGGTGGCACCTACAACGGCATCATCGCATGGGCCAATGGTGCGACCTTCCGTTCAGCCGGCGGCTACTATTGCGACAGCCCGAACGCGACCAACAACTTCTTCGGCTGCTACACCGAGGGCGATCAGAACCCGAACCACATTGCCTATCCTTCGATTTGGTGGGGCGGCATCGGCGGGAACGGCTTCGACACCCCACAAGGGACAGCGCAGGTCAACGGCACGACGATTTCCGGGGTCGTCAACTTTGGTTCGAAAGAGGGCGGCGGCGTCGGAACGAGCGTTGTCGGCGGCCAAAGCGTGAAAATGTATGGCAATAACGTCAACAATCAGGGGCTTGGCGGCATCATCGAATGGGATGGCCTTCACCAGCTGATGAGGCTGGCGACCGGGGCCAATAATGACCTTGTATTTACCAAGCTGAGTTCGGCGCAAGCTCCGTTCCACGCCTTCACAATCACGCTCGAGAACACGACTAATCCGTGCGGCGCGAACCGGATGACGTTCCCCAACGGCTTCGGCTTTGGAACCACGGGAAGCACCAAGAAATGGGAGCCCGGCACCGCGGCGCCGACGACCGGCTACTACCCGCAGGGCAGTATCGTCTGGAACCAAAACGCCTCTGCGACCGCGCCGCTCGCTTGGAGCTGCACGGTCGGCGGCTGGATTGCGTCGACCGCATGGGCCCCAAGCCACGTCTACGTTTTGGGCGACCTTGTTACGAACGACACGGGCAAGTCTTACCGCTGCATCGTCGGGGGCACTTCGGCAGCTGCAGGCGGACCCACCGGGACCGGCAACAACATCGCTGACGGGACCGCTTCATGGGCCTACTCGGCAGGGTTTACGTTCCTGCCGATTTATGGGCAGGCCGCAGTTGCGCTGACGTTCGCCAACCTCCCAGCGGCTCCTGTTGTCGGGCAGCGCTCGTTCATCACGGATTGCACCGTCAACACGTTCGGCACTGCTGCTGCAGGCGGCGGGACGAATAAGGTTCCCGTCTATTATGACGGCGCTTGGAAGGTAGGATAAAGATGGTCGGAATTCCCGAAGGCTACACCCTTCACGATGGCAGCGGGCTCCCGTCCGATGTCGAGCCCGAACAGTTTGTCGACCTAATCATCCGAACGGGCGAAGGGTTGGCTCACAGCGGCGTCGTTCGGGCGAGGACGCATTTTTGGGACCAGGATGCGCCTGACACCTTCGGGCACATCGTTGCCTATCGTCTCGCTCAGCTTGGCGAGGACATCGACGTAGACGAAAGGTGGCCGGAAGCCTGACGGCTACTCGCGGATTTAAGCGAACGTCTGTTATTGCGACAGACACGTTCGGATGATAAACGACGACCATGCCGCAGCCGACCCCATACGTCCCGAGCTACAGCTTCACGGACTTTCAGACCACAAACCCATCCGCGCCCCTTCCGGGGACGAAGGCTGACAGCGAATTCGGCGCGGTGTCGATCACGCTTTCGGACATCCTCGCGAACCTGGTCCTGATACAGCGCGATGACGGGCAGCTTTTGAATGACATCGTTACTGTCGACGCGCTCAACGAGAATGTGTTGCTCGCGATCGCAGCTGCAGTCGTCACTCAGGCCAAGGGGCAGGACGCACAAAACCCGGCCTTCACCTTTCAAGCAACGACGCTGGCGCCGGGATCGCCTGCGACAGCCACTGTCACGGGCGCTTATCCGAACCTGACGGTCGCGCTAGGCATCCCGAAGGGCGATCCCTCGCCGGGCGGCGCAAATGTGATCGACGCGGATTATGGCGACGTAGCTGTAAGTGGCGGCGGGACCGAGTTCACGGTCCAGACGGTCGGCGGCTCTGTTCCGTTCACGGTCGCCAGCCCGCCTTCCATTGCCGACATCCCCGGCCTTTCGGACGCGCTCAACGCTCCCGTGGCGGCGGATTGGTCAACGATTACGGGCATACCCGCCACATTTCCGCCTGACCCGCACAATCACGATGACCTCTATTACACGAAGGCAGAAACCGACGCCGCCTATCAGCCGAAAGGCGCATACGCCACGTCTGCGGACATAGTCGGGAAAGCCGACGCGATCACGGCCGTCAACAGCTTCAGCACTTCGCAGGTCGTAGCAGACGCGACGCACAACGGCTGCTACAACAAGATGACGGGCGGCTCTAACCGCACGATCACCTTCGGCGCCGGGCCCACAGCTGGGCACTGCAGCATTTGGGTTAATCGCGGAACGGTCAACATGACCGTTGCCTGCGCCGGCGGCTATTGGAAGAATGGCGCGCAGAACCAATCGACAATCAACTTCTCGCTCACGCCCGGCCAAAAGCTGACAGCCTTCCACGAAGGCGGCGGCGATTGGGCATTTGAAATCACTGGTTGATGCGGCCCGTAATCATGGCCGCGGCGAAGGGCGGCGGCGGAAGCACCAGCACAGGAACCGGCGACGGAGGCGGCGGAGCTGCCGCCACTTACACTCCTGACGCGGGCACCTATTCGGACGAGGGATCGCCCAGCGCCAGCTACACCATCAACTGCTCGAAGTCGGTTGTCTGGAATTGGACCGTTCTCACCGGCAGCGTTCCCAGCTCGACGGTCGCCAACGGCGGCAGCGGAACGAGCATCAAATTCAGCCTGTCGGCTGGCTCAGTTCAAAAATCCTGCAACGTCCAAGTCACTTCCGGCGGGAAGACTTGGGACATCGGCCTTGTGGCTGATCCTCTCGGCGGAGCCTAGTCCATGCGTAACAATGCCCCTGTAACCAAAGAGGAATTCGAGCGCCTAGAGTCGAAGGTTGACGACCTAACTGCGTCGACAAAGGCTCTAGTCGAAGCGTGGCAGACAGCGACGGGCGTTGTGAAGTTCGTCAAGTATCTGTCGACCTTCATCGCGGCAGTCGGAACCGTTTGGTTTTTCGTCACGCACGGGTTCACGAAGGTCAGCTAGGTGGCGCAGCTCGCCTCTGGCAGCGCTGCGGAACGCAAGCAGGCGGCGAAAGTCGCGGCGGCAGCCGAACGCGAGATTGCAGCCGCGCACCGCATCCTGAAGTCGCGCAAGGCGAAAGATAGCCTCATCGACTTCACCGAATTCACGCTGCCGAGCGTCGAATTCCCGGACGATGCGACGAAGACGCGCTACAGCGCCCAATACTTCCACAAGGCGCTCGCGGCAGCGCTCGAGGAAGTGGAGGCGGGTCGGCTTCTGAAGCTGATTATCACCTTCCCGCCGCGACATGGGAAATCTGAGCTCACAAGCCGCCGGTTCCCGGCTTGGCTGCTGGGCCGCGATCCCTACCGCCACATCATCTTCGCGACCTACAATCAGGACTTTTCCGAGGATTATGGCCGCGACGTTCGCGGGATCATGGAAAGCGCCCAATACGGGCAGGTATTCCCCGGAACGACGCTGAAAAAGGGCTCGAAGGCTGCCAATCGTCTCGGAACAGAGCAAGGCGGCAACGCCTTCTTCGTCGGACGCGGGGGATCTACAACCGGCCGCGGCGCCGATTACCTCATCATTGACGACCCTCTGAAGGATCGAGCCGAAGCGAACAGCGCCGTCATCCGTCAAGAGCTGTGGGATTGGTATAACGACACTGCGTCGACCCGTCTCATGAGCGACACGGGCGCGACCATCATCATCATGACGCGGTGGCACGAAGACGACCTGGTGGGCCGCCTCACGGACCCCGCAAATCCGCACTACAACGCAGAGGAAGCGGCGAGCTGGAAGATCATCAACATTCCCGCGATCGCCGAGGAAGACGATGTGCTGGGCCGCCCGATTGGGGCCCCGCTGTGGCCTGAGCGGTTCGGGCTCGAGTTTCTTGAGAGCTTCCGTCGCCGCAACCCTGTCGGCTTCTCCGCGCTCTATCAGCAGCGCCCGACCCCGGCGGACGGCGATTTCTTCAAAGCCGACTATCTGCCGACCTATTCGGCGAACCAATGCCCGGCGCGCGAGAACCTGAGGGTTTACGCCGCCAGCGATCATGCTGTGGGGACGAAACAGACCCACGACAAGACCTGCCTGCTCATCGTTGGCGTCGACCAACATGACAACATTTGGCTGCTCGACTGCTGGTGGAAGCGGGCGAAGTCGGACGAAGTGGTTGAGGCGATGATTTCGCTGATGAAGCGGTGGAAGCCGCTAGTGTGGTGGGCTGAGAACGGCCACATCAGCAAGTCGCTCGGCCCGTTCCTCGCGAAGCGCATGCGCGAGGAAAAGGTCTATGTCACCATCCGGGAACAGACGCCTTCGGCGGACAAGCAGCAGCGGGCGCAGTCGATCAACGGTCGCTGCGCGATGGGCATGGTTCGCTTTCCCGCCGGTTCGGCATGGGCGGAAGACGCCCGGCAAGAGTGCCTGAAATTCCCCGGCGGACGGCATGACGACTTCGTGGACGCGCTCGCTCACATCGGGCTCGGACTAGAGAAGATGCTTCGCGCTCCGACGCCCCAGGACGTGCCGAAAGGGCCGAAGGTCGGAACCTTCGGCTGGGTAAAGAAAGCCTCAGAACAACAGCGCAAGGCGGAGCGCCGCCGCGTCATCCTCGCAGGAATGTAAAGCCATGCTCGAAGACGGAACACTGCAGCCATCGCCCCCTTCCCCGACCCCGGCGCCGGGCCCGACGCTGATGCAGCGCGACACCCCTGAGCCGAGCGATGCGACGAAGGCGCTGGTCAAGCGCTGGCTGGACGACATCAGCCAAGCCCGCAAGCACTGGAAGCCGGACTTCGACCGGATGCGCCGCAACATGAAGTTCGCGGGCGGCAAGCAGTGGTATATGCAGAAGGAGAACGACGACCGCTATCGGGTCAACCTTGTCCAGCGGGTGCTGAAGGTCATCGTTTCCTCGCTCTACGCGAAGAACCCGACTGTCATTTTCAAGCGCCGGCCGAAACTCGACTTCACCCTTTGGGACGGCAAGCTCGAGTCGATGATGCAGGCGCAGCAGCAGATGATGCAGGCGCAGCAGCTCGCCGCTGATCCCGCGCTAGCGGCTGCGAACCCGGCGCAGGCGGCTACCCTCGCGGCGGGTGCGGCAACGGCTCAGGCGCTGCTGCAGGACATCCAGCAGGGCATGCAGCGGCGACAGATGATCGACCGCATCGGCAAGACGCTGGTGACATGCACAAGCTACTATCTCGAAGAAAGCCGCCCCGGCTTCAAAACGCAGATGAAGCAGATGATCCGGCGGGCGCGCACCACGGGCGTCGGCTATGTGAAGCTCGGCTTCAAGCGCGCAATGGAGCTGTCCGAGAAGCAGACCAACGACATCGCCGCGTTTCAGGAGCGCTTGGCGGCAATCGGGCGGATGTCAGCCGACATCGCGGACGGCGAAGCTGATCCCAATTCGGCGGAGGCTGCGGAGCTGCAGCTTGCGATGAAAGCCCTGCAGTCGAACCCCGAACAGCTCATCAGCGAGGGGCTGACGTTCGACTTCCCCGCCAGCACGAAGATCATCCCCAGCGTTTCGACTTCGAAGCTGATGGGCTGGGTCGACTGCGAGTGGGTCGCCGAAGAAATCATGCTGACGCCCGATCGCGTCAAAGAGGTTTATGGCGTCGACATCGGCAAGCAGTTCACCGCTTACAGGACGGTCGACGGCTCGCCCGAGGGCGGAGAGACGCGGCGCATTGCCGACCGCAGCAAGGGGCTCGCCTGCGTCTATCATGTCTATGACAAGCGGACGGGCATGCAGCTTGTCGTCTGCGAAGGCTATCCCGACTTCCTGCGGGAGCCGTGCGAGCCCGCCGTCTTCATCGAACAGTTCTTCCCCTACTTCGCCGTCACCTTCAACGACATCGAAGAAGAAGGGCGGCTGTTCCCGGACAGCGACGTGGAAAACCTCACGTCGCCGCAGAAGGAATTCAATCGCTCGAAGGAGGCGCAGCGGCAGCACAGGATCGCAAACCGACCTCTGTATGCGTCGCCGTTCGGCTCCTTCGAAGACGAGGAAGTGAAG